GGGTAGTTGGGTACTTCTTTGTACATCGCCCACGTCAGATCGATAAAGATTATGAAAAGTTCAGGACTTGGTGGAAATGAAACTTAAAGACCTAGAATTCGTGCTTGAGTCACTACAAGAATTGATAGCCGATCCTGAGATCGATTTTGGCCCAGCATATGAATGTGCCAAGGCTCGTCGTGTAGAGGCAATGAAGATCATCCGAGCCGAGATTAACTGGTTGAAGAGAAGTAAATGAACATCATGGACGAACTAGATAGAGATTCATTGGACATACGTGGTGAAACCTTGAAGGGTAAGTATAGACATTACTGTAATGAATTCGATGGATTGCCTGTCGATGAGAATTGTTTCGAGTTCAAGTTTTGTACATGTTTTGAAGACTCTCAGGAGATCAAAGATTTACAAGGGAAGATTAAGCTATCATGAGCGCATTGGAATTCATATGGGATGCTTCTCAGGAGGGAAGAATCTCAGATCTTGAAGATCAAGTCAAGGAGCTTCAAGAACAGATGGCAATGGCAGCTAGGTGGATAAACTATTTGAGGGAAGAGAATGAAAGAAAGAACACCAGACGAGTTGATGATCTTGTTGGGCCGGATGTCGGGCCTGAGGAAACATCATAGTTCCGACCAAGAGTTCATTGGCGATCTAGATTGGAGACACCTGATTCAGGTAGTCGCCTGTGAGTGTATCCTTACGATCCAGTTAAAGATGCCAAGGAATGGTGTCAACTCGCCTGAGAATCTACAGAGCAAGAAGCATATCGAAGACATATCCCGCAAGTTTGGTATCACCATGCCATTCACCGGTAGACCAATCGAGTTCGACGAATAATGCCAAGAAGCCCAGTCCACCTCGGTGCCGGTAACCTCAAGCTAAGAGGGAAGAAATCCATGTTGATGTCATGCAAATGTTGTGAAGCCATCGACCTTCGCCAACACATACATGATAAAGAAATATTAAAAGAAATGAAAGAATTTAGTATAGAACAATCTAATAGAGAAGAACAACCTGATACAGAATCTACTACAGATAAAGATCTCTCACATCTTACCCGATTAGAATATCCTACCTGTTGTTACAAACATGCTAGTATAGAACAAAGGATGTCCTTCATGATACTATGTCCTGAATGTGGTAATAAGAGATGTCCGAAGTCTACCGATTGTAGTCTATCCTGTACTGGTAGCAATGAGCCAGGACAATCAGGTAGTAGATACACCTAGAATAAAGAAGTGATTCCTTATTACAAAGGGTGTGGCATGTGAGCTGGGAAAAAGGGCCGAAAAAGATGATAAAAGATCATCAGGACCGATGAACCAATGGCATTCAGGATCGCCAGACGTTGAAAACAAAAGTATTCAGTGTGGTCCTACATAATACCCGACAAGATTAGTATACTATAGAAGAAAGTAGTTCCCATTACGTGGATTCTGTAGTATAATCTAATCATGAATAAAACATACTACACCATCGAACGAGCCTATGGCATGGACTCTAAGGGTTTCGATAAGCAAATCGGTTGGGACATCTTTGCCCATACAGAGGGTTACTCTACTCCTAACTGGTGTAACCGTTACTCCCTTCTACGGGACGCCAAGGCTGCACTGGCAGCAGAAGGTATCAAGGCTAAAGTAGTTGACTAATTTAGTATACTATTGCACAAAACGGTGTACAAATCCCGTACAGGTGTTATAATACTTCTAATCAATCAAACAAAGGTACTTCTAAATGTCAGCTAACATCCTCCTCTCCTATGACAAAGCTTCTTCTAAGTTCAAAGTTTCTATTAATGGCAACAAGTTTACTACTGGTAAGCAGGACTACATCGAGTACATGTACAAGAAGATCACTGGTACCAAGGCTACTTTCTCTGAGATCGAGGCAATGTGTAAGCCTACAGTATCAGACAAGTTCGGTATCAACCAACGCTTTGGTTTCGTAGAGAAGCTGGTCCAGATGGTCTGCTCAGGTGTTCAACCCTCAGCAGTAATTACCGGTCAGGGTGGCCTTGGTAAGACTTATACAGTAATGAAGACTCTCCGTGAGCAAGGTCTGTCTGATCTGTCTGATGTTATGGCTAAGTCTGATATCGGTGCAAAGATCAACATGAAGTCTTGCTTCACTACTATCAAGGGTTACTCTACTCCTAAGGGTCTCTACCGTACTCTCTTTGAGAACAACAATGCTACCATCGTGTTTGATGACTGTGATGCTGTTCTGAAGGACCCAGTTGCTCTGAACCTGCTCAAAGGTGCTTTGGACTCATACGGCAAGCGTGTTATCAGCTGGAACAGTGAATCCTTCCGTGGTGAAGAAGACCTCCCACGTAGCTTTGAATTCACCGGTCGTATCATCTTCATCTCTAACATGGACCAGGATAACATCGATCAAGCCATCCGCTCACGTAGCATGATGATCGACCTGAGCATGACAGACGACCAGAAGATCGACCGTATGGCTCACATTGCTTCTACAGACGAGTTCCTCCCTGAGTACTCTGCCGAAGTAAAGGCCGATGCCCTCGACCTGATCCGTAGCATGAAAGAAGAAGCTAAGGAGATCTCCCTCCGTACTCTCATCTCGATCTCTAAGATTCGTGCTTCTAACAAAGATTGGAAAGACTTGGCAGCATACGTACTGTGTAACTAATCTTGGACTAGGTGGCTAGGGCGAGGGTCCTAGCGTACCAGAATATGGCCATTGATATTGGCGTTGGGCCACTGGACTGGATTGGCCACCTAGCGGTCCTAAGGTTGTTTGTCAGAATAAAAACCGATGCCTCATTCTGGAAAAATTTTTCCGCAGGAAACGCCATCCGAATACCTTGGTTTTAAACTGGCCGCTGTTTTTAGAAAAAATTTTTCCCGTAAAAATCCCGCGGGAATACCGTGTGTTATAATAGATCTATCCCTTAACTGTTTGTACCTCTATGAATCAAACCGAATACTTCCAAAAGATTGGCTATCGAGCCGTCTACAATCTAGGTGATCGAGTCCGTGGTAAATTCAATGGTATTCCCTTTGCTGGTAGCATTGGGAACGATACATTGAAGTCTACGGATGAAGGTCCTTATTTGACTATACATCCTGATCTACCGATTCTATACAAAGGTGAGGGTGAAGAATCACCTACTGTGTATAATATCCTTATTGTTAAACACTCTGATATAACTGATCGTTATATAGAGGATGCAAAGGATGCATCTGTCGTGAAACGATTCCCTCCTCTGAAAGTTAATTCTTATGATTGAAGTTATTCTCTGGTTGTTTGTAGCCTTTATGGTTAAGCACTTTATTGTCGACTTCCCACTTCAGGGGCCTTATCAGTGGATGAACAAAGGTACGTATGGGCACCTTGGTGGTATCCTACATGCAGGGCTCCACGGGCTCGCGACCTTCCTGATATTAGTTCTAGTTACGAATGCGCCGCTGCCTAGCTTATTACTGGCTAGTGCGGACTTCTCGATTCATTACCATATTGACTGGGCGAAGATGAATATCAATGAGAAGTTTGGATGGAAGTCTAATGAGCATCCTGAGTTCTGGATTCTACTAGGGCTTGACCAGCTCGCCCACATGCTGACTTATGTAGCTATTATCGCGGCGGTGGCACTATGAAACTACGAGAACTTAAACTAATCTTGGACACGTATGCTGATCATCGTAGCATGCTGGATGCTGAGGTAATGGTCTATATCAGACAACCAAATAGTATTGGCCCGTCGCCTGCTGTTAAAGTTAAACATGCGCAGGCTGGCTTTGACTGGGATTCGGGTAGACTATTAATTGCTTGTGAACAAGATCTTATGGTCGCCGACAACGATCTAATTAATAGAGTGCGGAAAGCGGAAGAGAAACAAGGATGGGCCGAGTATGAATTACAAGGCCTGCATACACAAGTGAAACGATTAACTAAACGTATTAAGGAGCTAGAAGATGAACAACAATGAAAATGAAGACCTTGGGTCCGACGACTTCCCATATAGTATTAACTATGAGAAAATCTTAGAACAGAAAGCTATGCTTCCTATTACTAAGTTGCTAGTAACTGAGTTGCAGAAGAATCCCTACATGTTGCCAGGTGACTTCTTCCGAGACTTGCCTGATTCTACCCTCCATGAACTTCAAGGAGTTGCTGAGAACAACGAGTCTCAACACTTTGAGGAGATTATCCTGATGGCAGAAATGTTGACTCAGGCTGAAGGGTTATCTAGTATGTCCTTTGAAGAATTGAATAGACGTACTAATCAGTTCATCATGTACCTGACATTGGAATCATTGAAACGTAAAGGATTGGTTAAAATCCATTATGAGAATATGTCCTTTGGAGATGAGTACGGGGACAAGATGATTGCTGAACGAGCATAACAAAAAAGGGACCGAAAGGTCCCTTTGAAGTATCTAAGATTAGAAGGTTAGATTATACCACGCGCCCACATATCTTCTGGGTCCCATGAAGTTGTCTTAGAAGACATAACAGCTGTAGCGTTGTTATTAGTTACATTAGACTTAGATGAGTTAGATGAACTTGCTGCGGCAACTGAAGAAGCTGCTGCGGCTGCTTGTTGTTCTGTCTTAACTGCTTCGTTTGATTGAGTAACCTGAGACAACTGCTGAGTAGATTGACCTTGAGCAGGTGCACTAGTTGCTGGTGCTGCGGCTGCTGTACTTCCACCACGTGGATCTTCTAAACCTGCAAGATCAAGTGCCTTCTTAGTGAAGTCATATCCAAACAAACCAGTCAATGAGTTTGCACCAGCAGTTAGACCTACTACTAACCAAGAAAGACCTTTTTTGATCAAGCCATTCCAATCGATGCTTGTAAAGAAGTCTTTAACTGCAATGAATGCATCGATAACGCCAGTAACAATACCTTTGAATCCATCTACTAATCCGCCGATCACATCTGTAATGATCTCGCCGAATGAGAAGCTATTCAACCAATCTGCTGCGTCCTTCATGCCAAAGAAGTCTAGAACCCAAGCGATGCCATCCTTTAGGAAGTCTAATAGACCACCAATCAATCCATCGACTAAACCAATTAGACCACCTTTCAAAGCTCCGAAGAACTTATCCATGAATGAGCCTTGAGTTTTATTCCATCCATCTAACGCGCCTGAAACAGTATCCCAGATTGATAGGATTACTTGAAGAGGGATTGCTAGTTTACCAATTACTGCTCCAAGCTTTGAACCTACATTAAAGAACAATTTGAAGATAGAACCAAGCTCGTCAAAGTACTTTGCAAAGTTAGAGAAGAACCCTACAGCTTTTTGACCTGAGCTAAACACAGTACGAATCATCTGTGAAATAGTATCAATAATCTTGACGATGTCGGTGAAGCCAGTAGTAATAAACTTCCAAGCATTACTGAATACGCTCCAAGCACCTTTGAAACCTTCAATCAGTTTCATACCCACTTTGCTTTCTTCAAACAAAGTAACCATGTTCTTAAAGATACCAACGAACTTAGCGAATCCAGTCTTGACGAGTTCAATCACTGGCTCAATAAACTTAAGGCCATCTTTGAATAATGCAGTCACTGGTTTAAAGATTGTCATGACTTGAGTTACAAGTCCTGTAACAAAACCAGATAGAAGAGCAGCACCAATGATAAGGATATCCATAAAGCCACCCTTATGCATATCTTTACGTAAGGCTTGTAGTTCCTTTAGCGAATCTTCTAAGACCTTTTCAATCTCAGACATTGCAGCTCTGCGATCTTCTTCCTTCTTATTATCCTCAGCAGCCTTTTCTTTAGCCATCAATGCTGGATCAACTTTAGGTTGATTTGACATGATGACAGGCATGCCTAACACGTGCTCAGCGATGTCAGCAATGTTATTGGATATATTAGTAAGAATCCAGTTAGTTGAAACTTGAAGATCTGAATTGTCAGTGTTCTCCTTACGAAGATCACCAATCAGAGTCTCAAGATTCGACTGGATGTTAATAATTTTAGAGCGGACTGAGTCTTCTGATTTAGACTTCTCAGGTGCAGATCCGCCAATTTTTCTAGTAGCCATTATGTTCCTTAATGTTTATATTGGCTGTTGATTTTCTTAATACGTTCATTCTCTTCTTTAACGTATTGTACTAACATAGCAACATAAACTTCCCTCTCCCACGGTAGCATCTCATTCAATTCGGTTAAACTATACTTGTGATGTTGCATCATCAAGAAGTTAGCCTTATAATGATTCGCTAAGGAATCATGAGAGAGTGCTACCCGAAAAAACTTCTCAGTCCCTCGAGCGTTGCTGGATTATGAGTCCCACAACTATTGCAAGTGAAGCTTACATCTTTCTTTAGTTTAGGCATACCTTCAAAGAAGGTTTTGATTTTCATAAACTGTGTTGTATTCAACGAGTCAATAAAATCGTCGACAGTCTTCTTGTCAAGATCGCTGGTTGGATATACATTGTCTTTATCAAAGATAGATTCAATGCATGCGCCAATAACAGCGAACGTGTTTTGAATGTCAGTTTCTTTAGAGCCAATCACTTTAGAGATGTCAGTAGACGTAGGATACTTCATCATTACACCAACTGAGTCAGTGATCATAATCTTATTAGACAAGATTGCATCTTGTTGCAATTCAATCTCGTTTAGATTGATGTCAATTTCATGAGTAGTTCCACAATTAGTACACTCTAAACCAATGTGACTTGTTTCACCAACTGATTTAGAACGCAACTTCAAGAAGATGAGTTCCAATTCTGCAGTTGGTAAATTACGAGCTTTGATCTCTCCAAATGTACATGCATCAATGATGTCCTGCACAGTCTTTAAGATCATTTTCTGATCGCCACTTTCCATGGCCATCATTAATAGTTTTTCTTCTTTCACTAAGTAAGGACGATAGTTAATCGTCTTCTTACTTAGTGGTAATTCCAATTCATATTTCGGTGCGTTTAATACGATAGGTAAAGACATAATATACTCCAATTAAAATTATAAACCAAATGTTCTGCCAACAGAACCAAGGAGAACCTTGCCCTTTGACAATACAGATTCCACGAATCCTTCTTGTGACCAGTCTTCATACGCAAAAGTCATAGTGATCTTTTGGAATTGATTCTCTGATGAGTTGTTCAATTCATATGAAGCCATAGTAATAGGATAAGCATTCTTTAAAGTGCATGTATAAACAGGCACGTCACGTTGATCAAGCTGTTGGATAATAATATCCGTTGCATAGCTTGATCTATATTTCATAGTCATAGTCTTACGATCAATGATTTTGTCCATCCAATTATCGAAGAACTTTTTCATATAGTGATCGTTAGTAATATGGAATGACATGGTTACATCATCGTTAATATAACCATAAGGCATTTTAACTGCCAACATATTATTCGTCAAATCAGTTGTAGAGATTTGACGTCCAGGCATTGTAACAGAATCACATAGGATTGATACATCACGTGGATCGTTAAAGAAATTGTTACCACCAGCATTGCCTTTGCCAAACGCTTTAGCAATCAATTCTTGTGGATCAAAACTTACTAGAGGTAGAGGCATATAAACCGCGAAGCGATTTCCTGGTGCCAATCCACCACGCTTACTTACAAGCGATTTGAAATTATCTACATTCATCTCGTGAGAATTTTTCTTCTTGAGTCAGCCCAAACTTGATTCTTCTTAGCACCTTCGAATTTTTCAGTAGGTAAGAAGATAGCAGTTTCCCATTCTTGGGAAGGTACCATCATTAGTCTGGACGTAATGTTTGTTGTTAAGTAGTGTTTAAAGCAAGGTGCAAATTCTTTAAAACGTCTAGCATTAGATAGAACGCTATAGTTTAATTTGAACCTAGTCTTTTCGTCAAACTCAGTCTTATTGACAATGTCCATAAGTTTATCGAGTAAGACTACACGTGTTAGCGGTTTCAAATAATGTAGGTTAATTCCATAGAAGCCACCGGGCGCAGGAGCAACAGCAAGTATAAGTGGGAACGTATCGTAGAACGGTAAAGTTTCTTTTGTCTTTGGATCATATGTAAAGTGATACATGTATCCAGGAAAGAACCTAGTTTTTCTTACGAGGTTAGGGTCCTTAAGGAAGTTTACCTCGTTGATACGTCGTATTCCTCGAACACGATTAACGAACCAATCTTGCGATTCTTTCGTACGTTGTTGAATGCCGGCGCCAGCCAGTTCTGTTTTTAATTTGTCAAATAAAGATATCGCCATATCTCTATTTATTATAAAATTTTGATCCCCATAGATCTAATTTCGTCCTCAGTCCAGACGACAAATTTCCACCCTCGGTCTTTAGCGTATGTAGTAGCTGCTTTCCATTTACACTGATTCTTTACATATGTCGCAGCTTCAGCTAAGAATTTGCGAGTTTGACGTGAAGGTTTCTTTGGAGGAAGCGTTTGATTCTTTGGTTTAATCTCCACAAGGTAAGTACCTTCAGATGTAGTAAACTTTAAATCTACAAAGTACCGATGATACTTTTTATCCAAGTCATAATAATAAGGTACTACTACCTCTTCACTTGACCATTTTAAAATTTGTGGATTTTCATCGCACCATCTAAAGACGTTACGTTCCCATAGTGATCTATAAATCACGTTCGTGTGGTCGCCCGAATATTTTGCGGGATTCTTGACCTTGTACATACCTTTGTAGGTTGCCATATAAATAAGTAGTCCGTATCTATAAAAAGAGATTATTCAATGTTCGATAATTTAATCAATGATGTCAAAAGTGCCATTGGTAAAGCAACTGGTGCTAGCGCATTCACCAATCCATTAGGCCAAAAGACGACTAGTCTTCGTTATCCACTCGGTGACGTGAATAGATATGAAAACGTCATTAAGTTTACTGCATTAGCCCGTGTTAAGAAAAGTTCAATGCTTGACTTTAGAGTTCCACAAATGGCTAAGAGTTCACTTGGCTCTGTAACTTTATATATGCCTTCAGGTGTTACTGTTAACGACAACCTATCATATGATAACGCTGACACTGGTGTTGGTGGCATGTTAGTTAATGCTGCAGGTTCATCAGCCGGACCTGGTGAATTCATTGATAAACTTAAAGACAACTCTAAGGGTTTAGTACAACGTGCAGTGTCACAAAAGCTTGCAGACTTCTCACAAGAAAAAGGTATGGTTGGTGGAGCAGCTGCACAAGCGCTTATCAACTCTGGTGAAGTAGTTAACCCTCACACTCAGATGTTATTCAAGTCACCAGCTTTACGCCAGTTTTCATATAGTTTTAAAATGATTCCTCGCACGCTTGCAGAGGCACAGCAAATTGTTGCTATTGTTAAATTCTTCCGTACTGCAGCATATCCAGAACTAGGTAATGGCGGCGGAGAAAAAGTTGACGGCGGTGGCGCAGGCTCAGTAGAAATGTCAACATTCAAATTCCCTGACATCTTTGAAATTACATATTTGACTAAGGGCAAACAAAATAAAAATATGATTCGTCAAGTTGAATCATATCTAACTGCAGTTAGTGTTGTGTATAACCAATCATCACCAACATTCTTTGCAAATGGTATGCCATCTGAAGTTGATCTTCAATTGACGTTCCAAGAATCAAAGGCACTCAACAGAAACATGATTGCAAGAGAAGGATTCTAATGTCATTATACTTCCAAGAATTTCCAGTAATTCAATACGACGTATTTGGAAATGGTAAACCTATTGATGTAGTTGACATCTTTAGATCTGTAAAAATTAAGAAAGACATTAGAGATAATGTTCTTCTTTACACATACTATACGATTCAAGATGGAGAACGTCCAGATCATGTATCATTGAAACTATATGGTTCAATTGATTACTATTGGACGTTCTTTATGGTGAACGATAACTTAGTAAATCTAGTTGCTGATTGGCCTTTATCAACAGCTGAATTAGACAATAAAATCGCAATGAAATATTCTGGTTACGTACTTTCTACTGATAGTGAAATTGCTAATGCATTCACTAAAGGTGAGACAATACAAGGTCTTATTTCAGGTGCAACTGCTACGATCCTAGAGAAAGATATTAATTTAGGATTAGTAAAAATCGAATCTGTTGTTGGTCAATTTAAAGATGGCGAATTAATTCGTGGCAAAACATCTAATGACACTTTAACATTGAATGGAGTGATTCCATTTACAGATGCAGTTCACCACTTTGAAGATGAAGAAGGTAATACTGTAATGAAAAGTGTTAATGCTGTTCCAGTATTAAATAGTGAATATGAAATTTTAGAAAACGAAAAGAAAACTAAGATACGAGTTATTCGTAGAGAATACATTAGTCGTATGGCAGCAGAGTTCTTTAAACAAATTAATCCAGAAGCTCAATAAAAATGTCAGCAGTAGGTAAATTAGATTATTCGATTGATTCAGCAAAGCTGACATCATCAACAGGTGAAGTGTTAGAGTTCAGAGATTTGATTACTGCAATCGATATCTATGAATCTTTGTTATCGCCTTATGTTAAAGTAGAATTGACAATTGTCGACTCAGCAAACTTGTTAGAAGTTGGTCCTATTATTGGGCAGGAAAAAGTTGAACTTAGTTTCACTGAAGCTAATAACAAAATTAAGAAAACTTTTTACGTAGGTTCAATTGCAAACTATGTAAGAAGTAATAATCAAGCTTCAATGTATACAATGAAATTGATTACTCCTGAGCAAATGATGAATAGTTTGACATTAGTGTCTCAGTCATACACTGGTAACATCAGTGATTCTATTACAAAGATTGTTAAAGACTATTTGAAAAGTGAATTCAAAAATATTCCAGATGCATCAACGGGCAATTACCGTGTTATCATTCCTAATTGGAATCCATTCCAAGCAATTGATTGGTTAGCTCGTCGAGCAATCAACGAAAAACAAACACCGTTTGCATTCTATGAAACTATCAAAGATGGTTTTATGTTTGAATCATATGAAACCATGTTTAAGAAAAAGGTGTATAACCGATTCGTACACAAGGGTGGAACTACAGCATCATCTGATTCTGAAAACCAACAAGCATCATACAATGTAGCAATTGAATATGACCTTAAGGAATACTCAAGCACGTATAAGAATGCACTGCGTGGAACATTTGGTTCTGGAATGCATATGATTGACATTGGCACAAAGAATTATAAGTTCTTAAAGTATGACTATGATGTAGACTTTAAGAAGAAACAACATTTAGATCAAGGTGCATTCCTTAATCAAGAGTTTAAGGTTGATGGAAAAAGCTTAAATGAATATGATGCAATTCATCATATCACAAATAAAAACAGTCAAGCGTTTGGCCAACAAAAGATTAATAACTATAATAACGAAGCAGAGTTTACTAAGCTTGAAACAGATCCATTCTTATATCAGTTGTCTTTAAACAAAATGCATTTAGTTGTTCGTGGTAGAATAGATTTGTCACCTGGCAAAGTAATTGATTTTGAAGTTGATAGAGATAAACCATTGGTGTATGGTAATAATAAAGACGTTAACGAGTACATCTCGGGTAAGTACTTAGTGCTTAACACTCACCACAAAATGATTAGTGGTAAATATGTAACTCTATTAGATGTTGTCAGAGATTCTCTTGGCAAGAAAGTGAAGAAGCGTTAATGAAAAATTATATGAATTGGTTTACCGGCGTTGTTGAAGATCGTTTTGATCCACAAGAACTTGGTCGTGTACGCGTACGAATCTTTGGTTTACACACAGATGATACTGCAAAGATTCCTACTAATGATTTACCTTGGGCTCATATTGTAATGCCACCTACATCTGCGTCAATATCTGGCGTAGGTTTATCACCAACTGGATTAGTTGAAGGATCGTGGGTTGTAGGTTTCTTTGCTGATGGCGAAAGTTGTCAAGATCCAATAGTGTTAGGATCTGTCCATGGTTACCCAACACAACCAAACTCAGATCGTAAAGCATTTAAAGACGCCGACAACAAGTTTCCACGTTGGTTAAATGATACCGATGTATCATATGTTGCTAGAGAAAAGTGGTCTTCTCATGCGTCATACGCAGCACGATCAGCATCTACTGTTGCTAAAGTTGAAACCGCAACTAAACCAAATATGTCTACGACTGTTGCTGGTGCAAGTGAAGAAGCACGTGAATCGTGGGCTGAACCAGAACCACGTAATGGCATTGAAGGTAATTACCCTTACGTGCACGTGTATGAAACTGAATCTGGTATTGTTCGTGAATATGATGATACACCAGGCGGGTCACGTATAACTGAATACCATCCATCTGGAACATTTTACGAAATTTATGCTGATGGCAAGAAGATGACTAAAGTAGTTGGTGACAACTATGAGATCATGATTCATGATGATAATATCTTTGTGCGTGGAAATCAAAACATTACGATTGAAGGTAATGCACGTCATATGATTAAAGGAGACTACACAATGGAAGTCTCTGGTGATTATAATTTAAAAGTTCATGGTAGTAGAAATACAAAAGTTACTGATAATGATTCTATGGAGATCACAGGTAACTACAACCTAAACGTTTTAGATAACTTCTTAACACGTGTTGGTAACAATACTACACTTACAACTAGTAATGACAAAACAGAATCTATCGGTGGAAAGTCTACGTTAACAGTTACAGGTGACACTGATTGTGTACATCTTTCTAAGTTGAGTATATTCTCAAACGCTGATCAGTCAATTACAACTAACGCATCTCAAACATTACAATCAGTTTCTGGTTTAGTGTTTAATTCACAAGCCAATTGGACATTAACATGTAAAGCTGATATGTCAATTGATGTATCTGGTACGTATGGTGCTAAATCTGGTGGTGCAACAAACATCACATCAGGCGCTGCAACAAATGTTAACTCATCTGGCGCATTCTCTGTAACCGCTCCTTCTATAAAGTTCTAATATATGGCAATATCACCTTGTGGCGCTAATGCAGCAATGGAAGAAGCTGCAGCAAGCATTGATAATTTAAAAGCAAAACTTTCTGCAGGTTTAGATTCTGTTAGTGACTTAGGCGCATTAACAGAAACAGTTAAGAAAAAGATGGCTGAGGCAAATCCACCTAAACCGCCATCAATGAACTTGCAACAAGAACTTGCAGGGTTACCATATCTCACACCAGATGAATACACTCGTCGCGTTGCATATTTAAAAGCTACGTTTGGTTCATCTGTGCCTGACTTAGATGATAAAATAAATGCAATCCCTAAGCCATCAGGTTTAACTGCAAGTGGTACTAAAGATATGTTTGCAGATTTGCAAAACTTCCTAGGTAACGCAGGTGCTGCTTTCCAAAACGTACAAGACTTATTATCACAATCTAGTTTACAAGACGTTATTGGAAACGTATGTAAAGATATACCAAACGTTGAAGTTGAGTTTCAAACTGACGCAGCTGGTGAGATTGTATATGATGCGGCGGGATATCCTGTTGCATTGCCAGTGAATAAGAAAGCAGATTCGCCAGTTTCTGCTTCTACGAATCCAACAAAAGAAACAAAGCCCGATGATCCTCCTTCAAAGGGATTTACATTTGCATTCACTAAAGATAAACTAACTAAGGCTACTAATACTAAAGCGGCTGAGTGGTATAATGCAATGAATACAGTTTTGCCTAAGTATGGTATCACTACACCTGAGCGTGTAGCTGTATTCTTAGGACAAATCAGCGCTGAAGCTGGTCCTAACTTGTCAATGTTAAAAGAATCGTCTGCGTATAAGCCACAGTCATATTATAACATTTGTCAAAAGCGCTTGGGTCTTAAATCAGTTGATGACTGTAAACCATATTTGACTTCACCAGAAAAGACATTCATGGGCTTATATGAAGCTACACTAGATGGTGTGTTCCATTACATGGGTTTAAGTTTACATGGTAAATCAGTTATCATGAAAGGCGATGGCGCTAAGTTTTGTGGCCGTGGATTAAAACAACTAACAGGACGTTCTAATTATGCTCGTGCTAGTCGTGAAATTTATGGTGATGATAGACTGTTAAGAGACCCAGAACAAGTTGCAACCGATAAAGAAGTTGCTCTTGAAACTGCATGTTGGTTCTGGAAGTCACGTAACCTTAATGGACCTGCAGATAAATTCGATATTGTAACTGTTACAAAATTAGTCAATGGTGGTGATTTAGGTCTTGCAACTCGAAGATCAGTCGCTGAAAAGGCGCTTGCGGTCTTTAAATCTTAATAAATATAGATATGCGCATCCAATCAAATTCAGATATATCATCGTCTAATATCACGGCTAAAGTAGTTGCTAGAGAGCACACATACGCTGACTTAGACTTAATGTTTAACCCTAATCCTGTTACAGGTGATATTAATCCTGTGCGTGATGTTGAGGCTATTAAACGTTCTGTAAGAAACCTAATTCTTACAAACTACAACGAACGACCATTTCAACCAGAAGTTGGTTCAGGCGTTAGAGGACTATTGTTCGAGCCTGCAGACATTATTACAATTCACGAAATAGAACAAGAGATTACTCGAACTCTTAATAACTTTGAACCACGTATTCGTGTTTTAAGCGTTGATGTAGTAGACAATTCAGACAATAATGAATATACTGCTAACATTGAGTTTCAAATCTTAGCAAATGAACAAGTTGGTTCATCAACCTTAATATTAGAGAGATTACGTTAATGGCATCTAACCTACGAGTTACCGAGTTAGACTTTTTCCAAATTAGAGATAACCTAAAGGCTCACATGAAGTCTTTACAAGCTAATGAAGGAAAATTTACTGACTTTGATTTTGATGGATCAGGTTTATCTGTTCTTTTAGACATATTGGCATACAACACACATTATAATGCGATCAATGCCAACATGGCAATGAATGAAGTGTTCCTTGATACAGCACAACGTCGTGCTAACGTAGTATCACATGCTAAAATGTTAGGTTACGTACCACGTTCTGTTGTATCATCATTTGCGTATATTGACATGGTTGTTAATAACCCATCAGGTTCACCTGCAACATTGACTTTAGACCGTGGAACTAAGTTCACTACAACAATTGATGATGTACAATACTCATTCACTAACTTAGAAGCACAAAGTGTTTCTCCAGTTTCTGGTGTTTATAGTTTCTCTAATGTGCAATTGAACGAAGGTACTATTAGAAATTTTAGTTACACAGTTGATTCATTTGACTCAAGCCAATACTTCCAAATTCCAGATTCAAAAGCTGACATTAGTACATTGATCGTTAAAGTTAGAGATAACTCAAGTTCAACTAACATTGAAGTATACACACTTGCTAAAAACTTCACTGATTTAAAGTCAGATACAAAAGCATACTTCATTCAAGAAGGTGTTGATGGACGTTATGAAATTTATTTTGGTGACGGTATCGTTGGTAAGAAACTTTCTGGCGGTAACGTAGTTGTATTAGAATGGTTAAGTACTAATGGTGATGCAGGCAATGGCGCTGCTATTTTTACACTTGCCGGTACTATTCAAGGTAATACAAACGTAACTATCACATCGCTAAATCGTTCTGCGGGTGGCGGTGCTGGTGAAGATACTCAATCTATTAAGTTTAACGCACCTTTGTCGTATCTTGCTCAGAACCGTGTGGTTACATCTGACGATTATAAGACAATCATTTTGAACAACTACGCTAACGTTGAAACAATTACTGTTTGGGGCGGTGAAGAAAACGATCCTCCACAATATGGTAAAGCATACATCTCGATTAAGCCTAAAAATGCTGAAGCTTTAGATGATGTTGAAAAGCAAAAGATTAAAGATCAGATTTTAAAGCAAAAGAACGTAGTGTCTATTACACCTGAACTTATAGACCCTGAGTATACTTACATCTACTTACAAACATTCTTTAAATATGACCCTAACTTGACAGATAAAACTGCAGGTGAATTACAAACATTAGTTAAAAATGTTATTAATTCATATAATGAGAATGAATTGAAGAAGTTTGATGGTGTATTCCGTCATTCTAAATTACTACGTACTATTGACGTTGCTGATGCATCTATTCTAAACTCAACAGTTCGTGTGTATATGCAAAAACGCTTTGTGCCAATTTTAAACGTAACAAAGCGTTATGAATTGACATTTTCATCACCAATTTATGCAGCGACTGCAAGTGAAAAGATTGTGCATTCAAGTGCTTTCACTTATAATGGTTATACACAATACTTTGAAGATAAACCTCAAGTTATTGGCTCAAACGATGTCCATAGTGACGAAGGTGGAACACATACGTTACAAATGTATCGTATTGTTAACAACACTAAGGTTGTAACCAACACTGACATTGGTTACATTAATGCAACAAAGGGTATTGTTGTTTTAACTGCATTTAGTCCATCAGCATTTGAAGGCTCAAATATTGCAATTACTGCATTACCTAACTCGAACGACGTAGCCCCAAAGCGAAATCAATTATTACAGATTGACATGACATTAGTTTCAGTTACACCTGAGATTGATACCATTGCAACTGGTGGAACAAGCGCTGGTATTGGTTATGCAACCACACCTTCTCATGAAGAAAACTAAATGAGTAATACACGTCTAACAACTACAACGCCAGATTTGTATGCATTGCATTCAATCTTGCCTGAACACGTTCTACAAGATGGTGATAACCTATTCCATGATTTTATGGAAGAATATTTGGAATGGCAACAACAGTCTGCCAATTCTCCAGGTTTTATCATCAACAAACTTGTAGAAATCCGTGACATTGACCAAGTTGAAGAGTTGTTTATTCAATACTTGCAACGCGAATACGCTATTAGTATTCCAAACATTGCAAAGACTGATAAGCGTAAACTATACAAACAGGTAAACGACATCTATCGTTCAAAGGGATCTACACCTTCATACGAAGCATTGTTCAATTTATTATTCAATGAATCTATCGAATTATATTTCCCGCGTGTTGACTTATTAAAGCCATCTGACGGAAAATGGGATAGTGTAGCAAACCGTTATTTGAACAATAACGGATTTTTGTCTGACCGTAAATACATTCAAGACAGTTACTATTACCAAGACTTCTCATACGTAATTAAGACTGGTAAAACAATTGAATCATGGCGTGATACGGTTAAGAAACTATTACACCCATCAGGTTTTGCGTTCTTTGGTCAAATTAATATTTTCAGTACTTCATTAGTAAGCACTGTAAAATCGCCAATGGCACAACCGGGTTCTGCTGCAGGTTTACCAGAAGCATACCCATTGATTGCTCCATTAGTAAGAGCACCTTCAGCTTACACACGTTTCACATCATTCAGAAAAGTCAATTATGCTGTTGAGCATGATAACAATA